GCCGGTACGTATAACGTTTATAAAATCGATATGACCGATATTTCAGCGGTTAAATTTTACGTTGATGATGTATTGGTTGGTACTGGTAGCATGGCTGGTTTAACGGCATCAATCGGGGATGTGCAGCCTTATTTCAGGGTTTCCAAGACGAAATCCTCCGGAAACACCGGGACCGGGACAATGCTTATTGATTATATAAAAATCCAGCAGCAACGCTCTTAAACCACAGGGAGTGGCCTTCGGGTCGCTCCCAACTCCTAAAAAGTAACGGAGAGAATTATGGCAGTAAGCAGGATAGGATCACTAGAAAACCGTTTTATCGGACTTTCAACAGACACAAAACCAACGGCTCCACAGAACGGCGGCACTTTTTTTGAGTTCAACACCGGCCTAATGTGGATATACAACGGCTACGCTTGGGTTCCCAAGTCCTATATGCCGGAAACCACCATAAATTATAAACAGATATCACTCGCGGCAACTGCCGGGGCGAAAGATGTCATGACAGCGACAACGCAAAATCTCTTTATTGATGCTGTGATTGTGCATGTTCCCGATGATCTTTCAGCCGTTGCGACATTTACAGGGATATCCGTTGCGACGGACGACGGAGCGCCGATTGAAATCCTTGCTACAGCCGCCGGAGCGAAGGCAAAACTGACCGGGAATTTCTTCCATGTGTATCGGGGTCCGGCTGTGACAGCTGCGACAAAGAAGATCCAGCTTACAATCTGTGGGGCAACGGCTGGAACGGGCAAAATCGCTGATGTAACGGTAATGTGGCGGCCGATTGTCGCGGGCGGGTATTATCTCAATGCGTAAGAGGCTAAAATGATAATCACCACGACTACAGAGCCAGCAGTCGAATCAGTCACTCTAATCGAGGCTAAGTTGCATTGCCGGATGGCAACGGACGCGGCATCAGCGGCGGCTTATACGACGGAAGATGATTGGTTGACTCGGAATATCGCGGCGGCCAGGATTCAAGCAGAACAGGAAACCGGGCGCCGGTTTATTACCCAGACGTTGACCCTGTATCTCAATTGCTGGCCGAATAGAAAAACTTTTATAAGACTTCCTTATCCACCGTTGCAATCGGCTACAGTTACATATCGGCTTGAGGGTGATAGCGATTACGACAATACCCTCTCGACTGTCGATACTGATATTGTATCCGAGCCGGGGCGGTTAATTTTACAACCGGATGAATCATGGCCCAGTGGAACGCTCTACACCGATAAACCGATCAAGATTGTTTTCGTTTGCGGGTATGGGCTGGCCGTAGCAGTTCCAGATGGAATTAAATCAGCAATCTTACTCAAACTTGAGGATCTCTATAATAATAGAGGTGAGGTTGTTTTGGGCGCGGCCATTAATCGTATACCGGATGCTGTAGATTCATTATTAAGAAATTATCAAAAACACACGGAGTTTGAATGAGAGCCGGACGCCGCGATCGAGTTGTGACGCTGAAAGAAAAAGTTGTCACTGAAAACGACTTCGGTGAAGCTATCGAGACCTGGAAAGATCTTGTAAAAGTTGGAGATGAAAAAGACTCAGGGTCACTTGTCGAGGGTACTTTATACCAGGTCACAGCGACGACAGATGGTTATTTCGGCGACGGGATTGAACTTTACGATGTTTTCACGGCCACTTCTGGGGCTCTTTTAACCTCTGATGGGGAATATTATTTAACCGCCGATGGGGAAATTTATCTCGTAGTGCTGAGCGTTTGCGACTCTGAAAATAAAGTAAAACCGGTAACTCTTCCGGCTGAGATATGGGCCCAAAGATTAGATTTAAGGGGCAGCGAATTATGGAGCGCTAAACAGGTTATTGCTTCGATGTCGTGTAAGTACAAAATATTATACCGTGATGATGTCGGGCCGCTTGATATCCTGGTTGACGGATCTCGGGAATACGATATCCAAGCCGTTCTTGAACTGGGGCGGCGTGAAGGTTTAGAATTGATTTGTAGTGCCAGGGTGAATTGATGGCTGACAAGGCTTTTAAATTTGAGATGAACGGGATGAAAGAACTCATGTCTGCAATGGAACAGTTGCCCACTGTCTCGATGAAAAAAGCGGTTGTTAGAAACGCCCTCAAAAAAGCTGCGAAGCCGGTAAAAGCTGCGGCTAAATTGAATGCCGCCGGGATTCCGGTAAAAAACGATAAAATAACCGACTCTATCAAAATTAGTACCAGTGTTAAAAAGTCCCAACGCGGCCGAAGAGATAGGTCAAGAGTCACTGTTTATGTCGGTAGCTCCCACCCCCTATCTCATTTATTTGAATTTGGAACTGCTGCCCGGTACAATAAAAAAGGTGCTTATCGGGGTTATATCCCGCCCATGCCTTTTATGCGGTCAGCCTGGGACTCAAACAAGAAAATATCGCTTAGTCTTTTGCGTGAAGAGTTGTGGAAAGCTCTCCAGAAATCGGCCCGACTTTTAGCTAAAAAGAGCATGAAGGGAACTTTGACCAAGGGGCAGAGACGAGGGCTGCTGCGATGATTGAAGAATCGATCAAATATTTATTGGAATACAGCGAAAATGTCAGGGACATCACAACTCGATGTTACCCGGTAAAGATCCCGCAAGGCCCAACTTATCCTTTGATTGTTTATACTAAAATAACCGGGATTAGAGACCATGTATTAAAAGGATCGACAGGACACGCTCACCCCCGATTTCAGATTGAGGCGTGGGCAAAAACTTATGCAGAAGTTAAAGCCCTTGCCGTAGCGATTAGAGAAGCTTTGGACGGTTTTTCTGGAACCGTGGAAGGTGTGCATATAGGGTCGTGTTTGATCGAGACTGAGCGCGATATTTACGAAACAGAAATTGAAGTCTACCGGGTTGTTCAGGACTGGATGATCTGGCATGAAGAATAATTAAATGGAGGATTGAAAAATGAGTGATTGTTTAGAGGCACAAGGAACCACTTTGGAGATGTCAACAGGAACCGGAAGCGCAGTTACGACCATGACCGCGACTGCTGGGAATCCTACTCTTTTAACCAAGGAAAGCCATGGGTTATCAGATGGTGAGGTGGGTGTCTTGTCAGCCTTCGCTGGTGACGATGCCGGAGATATGAATGGAGAAACTGTTGTTGTAAAATACACGACAGATGACACTTTCGCTGTTGAGATTGATACCACCGGTAAAACTCTTACAGCAGCCAACGGGACAATAACCCCGGAAACTTATACAGAGATTGGGAATATACTCGATTGGGATCTTGCCGGGGATTCTCATAATATGATCGATTGCACCACACTTGCATCAACTCGGGGGGAAGAAAAACCGGGAATCCCGCGTGGTAGTGCCGTTACATTGGCCATAAATTGGACTTCTGACGATGCTGGTTTGATTGCGGCTGAAGTTGCCAGAGCTGCAAAAACTCTGAAAACTTTTGTAATGACTTACTCGGATGATTCAACCCATACTTTTACCGGGTATGTAGTTAGTACTAATGATTCTGGTGGAGTCGATGATAAAGTTGGTGGATCTATTACAATTCAGAGAGTCGGGGCGTTGACATTGGCATGATAACCGGATTTAAAACAACCAAGATAAACAACAGGTCGTATTATCTGCGTTACACCTGGGCCGCATTAGCCGAGGTGTCGCAGAAGTACGGCGATGAACCAGACGTATTTGATCCAGAGACGCTATCCTTTGTGGGGTCTGCCGGGCTCCGCGAAAAGCATCCTGAGTTAACCCCTGAGAAGCTCATGGAGATTTCACCGCCACTTGTTACATTTGCGAACGATGTGCAACAGGCGCTGACCTGGGCCTACTTTGGAGATCAGGGAATCCCGGAAGATGGGGTAAAAAAAAAGCCGATCCTGATTGGCTGGCTCAATCGTATCATAAAGCGATTGCAGCCGGAATAAACCCGGTCGAGTTCTGGCAATTAACCCCGTATCAAAGCCGGATAGCAGTTGAAGCGATAACCGAAAAGAATGATAAGCAGGCCTGGTTAATCGCAGCCTTTACTCGGGCAAAGAAACTACCTAAATTTGAAAGTTTAGGTCGTGGTGAAAAGCCGGTTAAAGACAGTCTGATGCTTAAAAAGCAACTTGAGAGAATCGCAATGAAGGAAAAAGGTAATGGCTGAACCTATTGGAGCGTTAAGGGCTGAACTTTCGGCTGGTCATGCGGCTTTTGCTTCAGATATGAAGAAGGCCCGGAATGCTGTCAAGACCAATGCTAAGGGTATGAGCGCCGCGATGGACAAGGTGAGTAAGAAATTTACTCAAGCGGCAACGGCCCTTAATCGCTTTGGCGGGATGGCGGTTATAGCGGTGGCTGGGGCTCTTACTTTGTTTGTCAAAAAGCAGATTGAAATTGCCGAGCGTTTTGAAAAACTCTCTCAACAAGCCGGGGTATCAACCGAGTTCCTTTCCGAAATGTCGTTAGTTGCCTCTCAAGCCGGGGTTGAGTTAGAGGGCACCCTGATTAAATCAGTGCGAAAACTGACTCAGAACATGGACGATTTTAGAAAGGGTACGGGTGAGGCTAAAGATACAATAAGGGATCTAGGAATTGAAGTAATGAATGAAAAAGGCGTTTTGAGAGATGTCGAAAATGTCTTGATGGATGTCGCAGATAAATTCAAATCAATGCAAGACGGGGCCGACAAAACAGCGGCGGCCGTGAGGCTTTTCGGAAGAGCCGGAACTGAAATGATTCCTATGTTGAATATGGGCAGCGAAGGGATCGAAAAACTCAGGACAAAAGCCCAAGAGATGGGATTAACGATTAGCTTAGAAACGGCCGGACAAGCGGCGATGCTGATTGATCAGATTGATATCTTAAAGAAATCAACCGAGGGGGCCGGGCGGGAAATAGCTTTAGGTTTACTTCCATGGCTCAATGAAACTGTCGAAGCCATG